CATGGCAGGCGACCTTGCAACTTCAGCAAGTGATTTAATTGCAAAAGCTGAAGGCGGAGTTGAAGCTATTCAGGGTGAGATTTCAGCATTTTTAGGCGGCGATGCAGTTAAGCAAGTTGCAGCAATGGCAGCAAAATACGCACTACCTGCACTAGCAGTAGTTGCATTATTATATGGCGGCAAAAAAGTAATTGATATGCTCAGAAGCAAAGACGATGACGAAATGCAAACTGCCTCTGTAGAAGAAGACAATCTTGAAGAAGCATATATTAACACAAGTAAAGATGCTGTAGAAGTACTAGGCGCACTACGCGGCAAAGGAAAAGCAATTGAACGTGGCCAAGATGACGATCAAGGCAACTTAGCAAACCAGTATGTAAGTGATGTATGGGATGTGTATTCATTTATTGAAGCAAGAACAAATGGATTTAGCGGACTAGACAAAAATGCCAAAGCTGCAATTGACGCAATGATGAAACTACGTGGTGAAGCAAAGAAATTGGAAACTGAGCCAGGGTCAGGCAAGAACGGTAAGTTTGGTAATCAAATTGTAAACACACTGTATCCTGTAATAGAATATCTATATACAACAGACTTTGATAGAAACAAAAAAGAAGACGACGATACAATGGATGTCAAAATTAATAACAAAGGCCAATTAAGTAAAGATGACGGTACTGAAGAAAAAGAACAAAAGACTCCATTAGGTGAGTTCATCCTATCATACTTTGATAGAGAAAATGGGCAATTTCCAAAAGGCGAAACAGCAGTATTAACAATGGTAGAAAAAGATTACGGCGAGCAGTTCATAGAACCTGCTAAGGCATTTATTGAACAAATAACAGCAAAGTTTGACGAGTGGCAAATGCGCACACAGCCACAGCAAATGGAAGATGAAGTAGACGAAAACTTTACACAGGCAGCAGCAGCAGCGGCTAGAGCACATCAGTCAGAGTTTGAATATCCTAAAGGATCAGGCAAAATGCATCCTGTAAAGATGAGTAAAGGCACAGCACACGAAATAAACGACGATAACGATAGAATGAGAGAGTTAGCAGGTCTACGTTAATTTATAAGGAGATCATAATGGCTATTACAACAAAAGAAGAATTAGTAGCAAGAGCTTTACAATTGGTACCAGAGGATACTGAGTATTACGATGTGGAAAAAGTATCAAAACTAGTTTGGCAGGAAATGAAAATAGGCGGCTTAGAGTTATCTAATGAAGAACTTGCACAAGCACTTAGAGAAGCATACGACGAACCCTTTTGGACAGTAAAATACGTTGAAGAAATAAAACAAAGATTTAATTTGTCATAAAATACTTGACAAGATAAATAATAGAGTGTAGTATATAGTATGTGCTACACAAATTAGGCACTAAGAGCAGTAATAATATTGTTCTAACATAGGCATACATTATAGGAGAAAAGGCACTATGGCATCATTAGCAGAAATTCGAGCGAAGCTCAAAGAACAAGAGAACCGTGCATCAGGTGGTTCAAACGGCCCAAGCGGTCCAAACCCAATTTACCCATTTTGGAATATTAAAGAAGGCGAATCAGCAACGATGCGTTTCCTTCCTGATGGCGATCAAGACAACACTTTCTTTTGGAAAGAACGTTTAATGATCAAACTTCCTTTTGCAGGTATTAAAGGTGAAACTGATTCACGTCCAGTACAAGTACAAGTACCGTGTATGGAAATGTATGGTGATAGCTGTTCAATCCTACAAGAAGTACGTGGTTGGTTTAAAGACCCAAGTTTAGAAGACATGGGTCGTAAGTATTGGAAGAAGCGTTCATACATCTTCCAAGGATTTGTTACAGATAATCCGTTAGCAGACGATCAAGCACCTGAAAATCCAATTAGACGCTTTATCATTGGTCCACAAATCTTCCAGATCATTAAGGCAGCATTAATGGATCCAGACATGGAAGAATTGCCAACAGATTATACTGCTGGTGTAGACTTCCGTCTTAACAAAACATCAAAAGGCGGTTATGCAGACTACGGCACAAGTAATTGGGCACGTAGAGAGCGTCCATTAGGCGATGAAGAGATGAATGCTGTAAACGCCCACGGATTATTTAATCTAAGTGACTTCCTTCCTAAGAAGCCAGACGCAACTGCTATCAAAGTAATGCAAGAAATGTTTGAAGCGTCAGTAGACGGTGAAGCATATGATGCAGAACGTTGGAGTAATTACTTCCGTCCTGCAGGTATGCAAGCACGTACTGGTGATCCTAATGTGGCATCATCTAATGGTACAGCAACAAGCCAAACAGCACCAACTCCAGCGCCAGCACCTGCTCCAGCAGCAGAGCCAGCACCTGCTCCAGAACCAACAGCTGAAGCAGCTCCGGCAGAAGGCGGTGGCGCACAGGACATTCTTGCAATGATCCGTTCACGTCAGGCTTAATAGCAACTTAAAAGGGTTGCATTATTCAAAAGCAACCCTTTTATTATTATACGCTTTTTAGATTAGGAGATTAATATGGCGAACAAATCATTCGACCCAACTAAGTTTCGTAAGGACTTAACAAAATCCATTTCAGGCATGAGTAGTGGATTCAACGATCCTAAAGACTGGATCAGCACAGGTAACTATGCGCTAAACTATCTTATTAGTGGTGACTTTCACAAGGGTGTTCCGCTTGGTAAGGTAACTGTGTTTGCAGGTGAATCTGGCGCAGGTAAATCATATATCTGTTCAGGTAACATTGTAAAGGCAGCACAAGATCAAGGTATCTTTGTAGTTCTAATTGACTCAGAGAATGCCCTTGATGAAAGTTGGCTACATGCACTAGATGTAGACACATCAGAAGAAAAACTACTTAAATTGAATATGTCAATGATTGATGATGTTGCTAAAACACTGTCAACATTTATTACAGACTACAAAACAATGGATGAAGAAGATCGTCCTAAAGTATTGTTTGTAGTTGATAGTTTAGGTATGTTGCTAACACCTACTGATATTGATCAGTTTAACAAAGGTGACATGAAAGGTGATATGGGTCGTAAACCCAAGCAGTTAACATCACTTGTTCGTAACACAGTTAACATGATTGGTTCGCTTAACGTAGGCTTAGTATGTACTAATCATACGTATGCATCACAGGATATGTTTGATCCAGATGATAAGATTAGTGGCGGTAGTGGCTTTATCTATGCATCAAGTATTGTTGTTGCAATGAAAAAGATGAAGCTGAAAGAAGACGAAGATGGTAACAAGATCAGTCAAGTTATGGGTATCCGTGCTGGCTGTAAGGTTATGAAGACACGTTACGCAAAACCGTTTGAAGGTGTACAAGTAAAGATTCCATACTCAACAGGTATGAATCCGTATAGTGGTTTGCTTGAATTATTTGAAGCAAAAGACATTATCAAGAAGCAAGGTAATAGACTTGCGTACACTACACTTGAAGGTGAAGAAATTCTTGACTATCGTAAAAAGTGGATTGGTGAAAATCTTGATAAGGTTATGTCAGATTTCTTAGTAAAAGAGTCACAAGTGGTAAATACCGCGGAAGTTGAGGAAGAAGCAACTGACCTAGAATTACTTGAGGAATAAACATAAATGGATACATCTCAAATATGTGATATTTGGACACTATTCAAAGAATATCTAGACAAAAAACAGATTGAAGTAATTGCAGAAAAATTTGTTGATTTACTTGCAGACTATGGTGTTTCAGATGAAACACTTAAAGAAAGTGCAGGCCATGATCAATATCTCGACGAAGCAATTAGTTACTATCTTGATGATGACGATGACGATTTCGACAACAACGAAGAATGGGATGAGTAATGGGTTGGTATAGCGAGATATCTCGTGATGTAGGCAAAATACCTGGTGCAATACAATATTTTGAAACAGAGTTAGTACAAGCTCGTGCGGAATGTAAACTTGTAGGAAATGTTGAAAAAAGTGCGGCGGCAATGCCAGGTATTGTTGAACATCGTTTTAATCAACTACAAGAGATTGAGGCTATACTCAACTATTTAAATATTGAGCTACGTAGATTGCGTAGCTCA